GTTTTGTTTGGATAATTGATCACAAAAGTTATCGATGGCTATGATCTCAAAGTCCACTCGGTCAATCAGTTCTTCAGCTATGTTTTTAATAGTAAATAATACTTGTGGGAACTCTCTTGCAAATGGTATTATGATACTCAGTTTCATATTAATCCTCCCAATGTTTGTTCATTTTCTCTCTCCATTGCCATTCACGGTCGGCTGCTTCACAAAGTTCTTTTCCCTCCCAGTTTTCAGCCATCCAACGAATGTAACTTGAAGGAACCTCGAACAGTTCTTTACCTTTATACTTTCCGTATTGTAATGCCATTATTCCTCCTTTATCAACGCTACCCCGTGTTGACCGCCTAATCCAGCAACACCGTGTGATGCTGTTCTACCTAAAGGCCAAAGCCCGGCTTGCATTGCTTTGTCTTCAAAACATTTGAGACCTATCATCAAGGTTATTTGATTCACCTCAGCTTTACCTTTCCTTTTTGCAAAGGCTTTCTCTAATTGTATATCTTTAGCCCAATCTGCCCAAGCTCTACCTGATCTACGCAGGCGTGAAAAGTATATGATAGCAGTCCCTCCAGGGGAAAGGACTCGATGTATTTCTTTAAGATATGATTGCACAACCCCCATGTTTCTAAGATGCATAAAGGTTGTCCATGAATGAACAAAGTCTATTTCGTTGTCACCTATTTCTTTGAGAGTATGGCCATCACCTTGCAGCAAGGTTATCACGTTGTCTGTTACTGGTGGATCCAGACTGTTAATCACGTACTCCCATTCTCCATGCACATCGATGCCTATAGCAGTTTCAAAGTAGTAAGAAGCAGCACGTACTTGACCACCACCACCATATCCTATATCAAGAGAAGTACCACCAAGTGTTGAAGGTGTTTTATGTGCCCAAGGCATCATCATGCCTTCAAATATGCTTTCAGCTTTATCGAAGGCACCTTGTTTAGTCCCTGCCCACCCACCATCAAAGAATGTAAAGAACTTGTCAGGGTCGTTTGCTTCCCTAAGTTGTTTGACTCTGCCTGCAAATCCTTCAGGGGTACATTCAAATTCCATATGGTGTTCTCCTTTTCCTACCGCCCTCTTTATCACCTTCCCATCCCAATTGGTCTTGTGTGCATTTCCACCCTAATGCCCTTCTCATACCAATGTGTGTAAAACAAAAGGCATGTAATTGGGCACCTTTCAGACCAAGCTTGTCATACTTTTTACCAGCATCTCCTGAATGGGCAAAGGGAACAAGTTTCTCCATGACTTCTTTCTTCATTATGTTTGGGTTAGTGGTATAGTGTATGTTACCTACCCTAATATGTTGATGGTTTTTATCGAACTCGTACTTTATTCTTTCACCTGTGAATGGATGTTTATTACCCACTCTGTCAGCTATGCTTCTGAGTCTAACACAACCAACATCTTCCCTTTCATTTAGGAAAGATACTAACTCCAGCAAGTAATAATTAATAGGCTCTGCAAGAAACCAATCATCTTCAAGCAGTATGAAGTGATCGAAGTCAACTTGTTCTTTTAACCAATTGAAACCAGCTGATATCCCGCCTCCCATTCCTAAGTTATCTTTTAAAGTTAAGGTGCCTGTTATGAATATTTTGTAACGCTCTAACACGTCCAATGTATCTTTATCAGGCTCTTGATTTACAATATATAACCGCATGTTCTTTGGATTCTTACCATACCCCCATTTTAGACGGGTAGTATAACCAGAAAGGACTTGTTCAAGATAGATTGCTCTACGATATGTAATTAACAACACTGGTATTATCTTCATACTCTACCTCTTTCCCATTCTGTAAACCATTCTTTGCTCCCTTTCTTTTTCCAATTGTTTTGTACCATCCATGCTCTACCAATGTCTTTTATAGCAGCAGGTTCATGTTGCAGTTGATAACACCCAAATGTTTTGTCTTCCATCCACTTCCATAAAGCTTTGTTTCTCCATTTGATTTGTTTCTCAGGGTTTCTTAATTCAGACAGGTCATGTAAGCATGTCTTTATAAACCAACGAGTATTTAAACTTGGATGACCGCAAAAACCTATCGTACCTTTTATATTTTCAGGCACTTGAAAGAACGAGCCATTGAAATCAAGGAATTGGTTCCAGTTCTTTAGTTGTGTTTCTGATTTCCATTGAGATAGCCTTAGGTGTACCAGTTTATATGTTGGTATTTCCATTATGTTTATCATATTAATCAGGCTCAAAGGTCTAAGGCATTCCCAATCTTCTTCAAGATGAAACACATAATTAGAAGTTGTCATGTCCCAGCACCACAGGAATGCTGTAGGAAAGTGTGCTTTCTTGGCAATTCTGAATTTAACATTTGGGAAGTAGTCTTTGACTATGGATACTATGGATTCTGATGTAGTATTAACCCCAACAGGATCTACATTGATGTAAACATAGTAATCCTTTGGAGTGAATGGTTCTGTAAAGAATAAATAACGGCAGAATGTGCTTAATGTCTTATCAAGAAGCTCAGGTCTCCGCGTAGCCGTGATTGTTATATCAATCATCTATTATCTCCAAGAAGGGAAGGATAGTCATTGCCTGTCCTAATGTCATGCTTGATTGATCTGGATCAAACTTGATTGGTGGTAATGCAATTTCGATTTCGGACTTTGTGAGAGCCTCTAATAGTTTGGGACCTTCTTCATCCTTCCATCTGATACCAGATTGATAGTACAAGACATTGCCTTCTTCATTTTGTCGAGCGGTTGCTTTTAGAAAAGCTTCTCCTTTTTCTTCCTTACCTTCTTTCCAAGCTACTCCACCTACAGTAATAGGCACACCGTGCTTATCTATATTTGCATGTTCTTTGAATATCTTTTTCTTTCTGGTGTATACAGGCTGAATAGCAATGTCCAGGTGTTTAAATCTCGTTGCTAATTTCAAGGCTATTTTTGCAGGTAGTTCCATATCAAAGAAGTCTACCCCTTTGGTGGATACCATGGCTTCTGCTATATTTACTTTAATTTTGATCATATCTTTCTCCATGTTCTTCTTGCTACGATATTTGATATATTAGATTTGGAAGTGCCGAATAATTTGGCAAGTGTGGTGGGGGATGCCCCTTGTTCATAGTAATCTCTAATTGCAATAACTTGCTTTTCAGTTAGCTTGGTGTTGGGGTTCTTTTCTCCATGATAGTTGCACACTCTTGTTGATCTCTTATCCATTTTCTTTCTCGAAGTAAGCCAGATTCCAATCAAAGGCTCTTATGCCATCTTTCTTTCTCCATGGTTCCCAGCCCTTTTTGATGTCATCAACAATAAGTGGTTGGTATGTGTACCCAAATGATTCAAATATGTATATCCAGTAAGGCAATGGCTGACAATTTACATGATGATGGCCACCTTGACCTGGTGGGGCACAAGAGGTTAATATTTTATCAGACAGATCAACAAGGTTCTTCACAAATATAGAGGCATATTCTGGTTCGATATGTTCAGCTACTTCAAGACAGGTGCATAGGTCGAATGTGAATGAATATTCGTTACTAACTCTCATATCATAAAACCATATATTATCTGTCACAAGGAATTCTTCGGCAGACTTATCACCTTCTATTCCCATAGCCTCTACACCAAAGTTATGTTGCCAGCAATCTACAAGATCACCAGTAGCACACCCAACATCCACTACGGAAGTAGGATGGAGAACATCATCGATGGCTTTGCACACATGGGGAGCCCTCCAGTGTAGCTTATGTCTCTTACCAAAGAACCTTTTACCATAAATATCACAAAGTTGTTTCATGTTTTATTCTCCGTCCGGGTATTCTGGATGCAAAGCTTCAAGAAATTCATGAGGCATCATGGCTTTAAAGGGCTCGTTTTCTTCACCAGCTGTTAGTATTACAACATCCACATGCCCATCTTTGTTGATGTCTAAGCCACATGCACGTATTTCCATTTGTGCATCTTTGAACAGTATGGGAAAACTTACTACGTCCCAAACACCGCTTCCACAAAGAGGAACTATTAACAAAATAGTTAGTATGAACTTTCTCATTTACTTATCCTCCTTTAAGTATCCGGCTTGCTTGCAACCTCCCTCGCTTCACAGTCCTTACTATGTTGACTCCCATCAACTTTCTCAATACAAGTTTACACAATTGCTAAACAATGCAAACAAAACATCTCCCCTGCCAGATTCGGTTTGACTACCGACTTATTGGCTGGATTTGTTATTGAGTATTTCAAGAGAATTACCAAGCAACTTACGGTCTGAGTTATCAGACACCGGATAAAGCTTATTTTGGGCAAGACAGGATTCGAACCTGCACACGGAGTCATTTGAGGACATACTTCCCGTAGAGTTACAACAATCACCTCTGCCTCTTGCGTCTACCACTAACAAGCCTACTGACAGGCCCTCCACCCACTACCTCAGCTTGTCGATTCCGCCACTTGCCCAAACTATTATTCATTCACCACTTTTAAGAAATCGATTTCAGATTGATACCTACTTCTTGTGCCGTGATGATTAGCAGTTTTAAGAAACTGCTGTTCGGCTTGTTCTATGTGCATTTTCATGGCAATTACATTATCCGTATCAGGGCATTTATAATTGTCCGCTGAATTAAGATGGACACACATCCCTTTTGCTTTTTGATTATTCAGGATAGTAGTAACCCCGCCTGTTTTATACACAATATATGATTGTTTTCGACCCTTGACCAATAGTTTTCCGGTCTTTTCATACAGATCGAATTCCTTCTGACTTATAAGATCAAGTAGAAGTGTCTTTGCCTTATTCTCTGCTGCTTCTTTTTCTTCCTTCAACCAATCAGCCAGTTGTTGGTTCCAAATCCTATTGATTTTCGTTTGCATCTTTCGATAATGCTTATTAAGGAAATCAGATTTGAATTGCCACGAAATGGTTGGGCTTTCATCTGTTACGAAAAGCCTTCCAGTTTGTTTTATTTCAACCTCTTGGTTAGGAGCATTATCCCAATAGTACCAAGTATCACCACTGGAGTCAGTAGTTCCACCGGTAGTTCCACCAGTAGTAGCACTACCGTTGCCCCATTTGTGCCAAGTATCGGTTGATGTGGCCGATGTTGTTGAATCTACAGTCAACCAAGTGTGCCAAACTCCTGACGCACTTATATTAACTGTGGAGGTAGCAGAAGCATTAGAGGTTGTGTTGATCCAATGTCCCCATGTTGCCATGTTACCCTCCTACAATTTTAGGTATGGCAATGAGCTTCCCTGCTTTCTTAGGAAACTTCTTCAAAGCACCACCTGTTTGTTCGTGGTCTTTGCCCACCTTGAAGATACTGAAGTTTTTGTTGATCAAAATGTCGAACTGGCACTTTGCAGCTTCTACCTCATCATCATTTGAGGGGTCCCAAATTACCTTTGAATCACCTTCACCGTTTAGAACACTCATTTCACCCATTTTGAACCTCCTTTAATAGTCCCTTCTTTGCTTCAAGGGTTGGTTTAGGATGCTTATTCATAAATTCGAACAGCATCTTAAATTGAGGATAAACCACATTGTCTATCCCACTTGTTTGTTGAAACCAATTAACCGTTTTATCTCTAAGACTGCCATTTGGATACGATGTAAGATGATGTAAATCTAAAGCCATATCATGTATATCATTATTAAAGACATAAGAAATATCTTTGTTTTCCCATGTAACTCTACCATGTCTGTGTGGTGTCTTAATAGCAATTGGACATCCACAGGCCATTGCTTCAAGCGGACCTCTGTCATTTTGCCCTCCCCCTCCAAAGTGACAGAACAGTTTTGAAGCATTAAGTATCCTTCGGAGTTCAGGTCTTGCTACAAATCCTGTTTGTATTATATCAAGTTTGGGTATAGTTTTGTACATCGGTGTTGTGTTCACCCCTCTACCACCGCCCCCTGGCATGATCACTCTCAGATTCTTACCATATGTGTAGTAGTATTCCCTCAATGCTTTGATACCTAACCATTGCCCTTTCTTATCATGTACGTGTGAAGCACCTAAGCACACATCATACTTGATTTTAGCATCAGGTTCTTTATAGAATATGTCTGGATTAATTGGTTTTTCATAGTGCAGGAATAGTCTACCTCTTGATTCCAAATAAGGTAGTTTTTGGACTGGTTGAAGATCATCTAATACAATGTCCCACCACTTCCATCTTGATCTTCCTGTGTTAGCAGCATAAAGCATCTTCCATTTATGCATGTGTTTCTCAATAAGGAAGTTATGCCATGATCGAAACCCGCCCCGAATGAATAGAATATCATCCTCTCTCAAGTATGGAAGTATCTGCCATATCTCAGGAACAATATACCCTTTCATTCCCCCGAAGTCACCGACACCTGTCCCTCTATTGCTTTCAACAACTACCAATACTTCATCAATTACCTTTTCTTGCAGAAGCTTTTTGAATACATTATGCAAACCCTCTTCTTGGAACATTAACCTCACACCTTCAGCACAAGGTGCTTTGGGGTCCCATGAGGGGTTAGATTTAGCTATAGCTTGATGCTTGGCATAATAAAAGAATACAACCCTCATTCGGACTCCTCATCAAGATAATGTAAATGTGTAACTGCTTTACGAACAAGAGAAAGACCAGCCCAAGTACCTGGGAATGTAAATATCTCCCAGTCTTTGTACTCATCCCATTTGTGTATAGCTCTTGCTAACTTCCATGCTTCATCATAGGTATTTCTATTAGTAGGGTAGGTATCATGCATACAAATAATACCACAAGGTGACATCCACTTAGAGAAGTTATCAAAGTCTTTCTTTGCTTGTTTAAATGAATGGTCAGCATCGATAAACAACATATCAATAGGCTCACTCCACAGCATAGCAAATTCATCTGTTGACATATTGTGAATTTCCACTGGTCTGTTCTTTGTTTTGACACCACGCATTCTCTTTGTATCTAATTCAACACCAACTGCCCTTTTAAACACATCAAGGGATGTCATTTGATTGAACGTCCAGCCATGTCTTAGCCCAAGTTCCATATAGGTATGAGGTTTAAATAGTAAGGCTATGTTCTGCATAATTGGTAGGAACTCATTCATGCTTCGTACAATATCATATCTTACCCGGTAGTCTTCCCAAGGATTTCTGTGGACTTCTTTCCAATTTATCATATAATATCCCCAAACAATTGCTGTGACTTATAAGCTGTTTCCTTATCAATAAGAGCTTTCACTTCTTTACTCTTTATTTTCCATCTGTTAAGTACATCCGAATCACTAAAGGAACTTGTACCATGTAAAGGCACTTCATAAATACCCCTATCGGTGAACTCTAAGTTGAGTTTTTCAGCAAGGTCTTTTCGATAGCATTGATCTGAAACCCAGTTATTGAATTTGATAGGTATTAATGGCATCATATATTTATTAGGGGTCAGGCAGATTGTAGCATGGTTATTCCACATACCTTGTATTGTATAGGCTTTTTCTTCTCTGTGTGGTTTCCATAAACCACCGTATGTTTGCAATCTACTTGCAAACAAATTGTAAGGATCTCTGATTATAACTGAGGTTGTGACTTCTTTGGGTAAGTAACCTGCCCGCCTATAAATATAATCAATAGTTTGTGGGAAGGCATCTTCAAAACTCATAACACATAAATCAAAGTCCCTCAGATCGGGAAACCCAAGAGCATCAAAACGAACCTTTTTATATCTATCATATTTAGATACAACTGGTATACCATGTTTGTATATTATATAATTGGCAACTCTGAAATTACCATCATAGGATAGAATATCCACGTTGTTTAGATGTATATTATATCCACTCTGTCTGCATATCCAATTTATGATAGCATGTTGCCCACTTCTGCGTAGAGCATAAGTTACTAAACACCTCATATTAGCCCCACTTCCATGCTAAGATCATAGTTCCTATTGCTAAGAGTATATAGAATGTAAATGGTCCCCAAAGAGGAACTGTTACCCACCACCATGACCAGTTAATCACGTTCGTTAATTTCAGCACAATGAAAGCAACTCCCAGCAAACCAAAAATACTAACGCCCCCTGTAGTTGTGCTTGATTGACTCATTTTGCCATAACCTCCTGTATTACTGGTAGATACTCGTTATTATATAAGTAATTCCAGTTGTAATGCTGTATAGCAAATGTCTTGATACTAAGGGATTCATTCTCTTTGAGTCTTCCAAGAATGATTTGAGATAAGTCAAGTAAGTACTTCCGCATATCTTCAACAGCAAAATTATGATGGTACGAACCGAAGTCAAAGAAAAGGCCGTTCTGGCCTGCGATTTCTGATAGCATTCTAAGTGATTTATTTGATATTGTCAAGACTCCTGATAATGCTGCTTCAGGTAGAACGAGGCCAAAGGTTTCCTCTCTTGTGGGGAATATAAACAGGTTACTACAAAGGAATAAGTCCCGAACCATTGCTTTTGTTATACCTACCTCATACTTCTTGTCAAAGTCTGGAGTGAATATAAAATCAGTATCAGGTTCAAGTCCCTTTTGAGCGGCTTCCGTTTTGTAGATATTGATATCTTCCTTCTGTTGTCTTCCTGTTGCCCACTGGGCTGCTATAATTAAACACACCCTTTTACCTGTGTTCTTAATGTTCGCCATTATTTCAGCTACCTCATGTACTCTCTTTGCATGTAACCTATCAACTGAAGCAGGATACAACTTGACTACATCAGCTTGTAGGATTTGAGGGTACCTTCTAAGGAAACGGCATGTCTCAGGGTCGAAGTCCATCCATTGTCGAATGTCTTTGATATGATGGATGCAACGAACATCTTCCATCATGCCCCGAAACTGCTCTGCAACAAGTATTCGATCCGTATTGTTGGGGTAGATGATCTTGTGATTAGGACCGTACTCTTTGATTGTCCACCAGTCTCGAAAGACAGTAGGTACACTATGTATCCAATGCAACCACCTTAGCTTAGGCAGAAAAGGAGAAGCTCCCTTTACACCTAAACCATAGATCATAAACCATCCCTGGAATATCCAGTCATGGGTGAAAGCAATGTCGAAGTCGGCTAACTCTCTAATTAGCATCTTCTTGGTTTCTTCTACCACTTGTTTGTGGTTACATTCCTTGAAGTTTGTTTCCAACCTATTAGTTTGATAGTCTTTCAAATGTGTGAAGGGAACTTCTTTCCGTAGGTGTAGCTTTGTCTTGTCCAAACCATACTTCTCAAAGTCAGAATCAGGTAAATGAACGTTTTCTCCTTTACCATGGTACTTTGAATTGACAAAGAGATGGACCTCATGCCCAAAAGATAACAGCATTCGAACTTGATCTTGAACGATACCTGTTAGACTGTAGCCAGGGGGAAACTCTTGGAAGTTAGTAAGTATCGCAATTTTCATCAGGGGTCTCCTTTATTTCCATTATTCTTGGGTTGATTTTGCTGAAACAAGATTTACATATAAAATAACTACCAGCTGTTTGCCACTTCTTTACTTGAAATACATCTTCATAGTGGTATGACCCTTCACACATCCTACAAACGAATCGGTTCCCTTTCTCTGGAGGGTACATGTAACTTTCGATTGCTTGCACAAGTTCTACAGCCATTTCCTTTATTAATTCGAGTTCATTTGCCATTATTTAAATCTCCTTGGTCGTTCTAAATCAGAGATACGCATAACAAAATTATCAAACTGGGTTACGTGTCTATTTACTGGGTCGTATGTACCGGCTGGCTCTTTTTCACATTGCTCCCTAAACTTCCAAGTTTCTATGTGACCAAGGCACCATCCTGTTTTCCAATCACCTTTCATTCTGGCAAACATAAAGTAATCACATTTGGAATTTATATCATAATGTGGTACACCTACTTTGTAACTTTCTTTTGGTTTAGAACCACATGATCTACAATATACTTTGGCTGAACTTTGATTGGGTAGAATTAATACGTGACCGCCTATAGTACCACCATATACTTTTTGTATTATAGCATACCCTATTCCATTGATGTCCCTTGCTCCCTTCTTCATAGTTTTAGTTAATGGTATTGTTTTCATTTATGGCACTTACTCCTTTCTCTTTAGTAGTAAGAAATATCTTATCCGCTGATGTATTTATTTCAACAGCATGGCTGATCATAATAATCTGTAATTTGATTTCAGAGGATACTAATTTAACCATTTCAGACACTTTGTTTTGTAGATCAGGTGATACATTTCTGAATGGTTCATCTAATATTAAAGTGGGTCTGTTCTTATTCAAACTCCAACGAGATACACGTAATGCAAAAGAGGCTACATCTAAGGCGCCTCCTCCTGAGCTTTCAATTGGTTTGTACTCTTCTCCATCGATTTTGAATAAGAGATCACATTCAGTAGTGTTTCTCCGTTCTACAAAATGGACTTCGAAATCAGGTGCCTCGGGAAATACAGAACGCAAAGCAGTAGTAACAAGGTTAGCTATATGGTACTCTAACTTTGATTGAGTGGACTTAGCTACCAGTTGCAGTATAGCTCTGGCTTGCTCTGCATTAGAAAGACGTACTTTGGCGTTCTCAAACTTCTCCTCAAGGTGCGCTTTCTTTCTCTCCAGTTCTATCTTTCTTCCTTTAGCAATGTAGAACCGGGATTTGATATCTTCCAGTTCGCTTACCATTCGAATTGTTCCTTTATATCGTTGAATTTAACTGTAATCTTTTCACTTAATTTCCCTAAATCAGACTTCATTTGTTCCAGCAGTTTGTCTGCTTCTTCCAGGGTAGTCACATTAAAATCATTGCTAAGACGATCCATGAGAGATTCTAACTTTCCTTCAAGAACACTCCTTTGTGACTTAGCTTCTTCCACTGAAGTCTCTAACCTTTTTAGTTCTGCTATCATATCTGTCATGCTAACACCTCATTAATGATTTGACGAACACCTTCACTTGTTTTGTTCTTGGCCATATAGGCATCTACATTCTTGCGGAAATTCAATCCTTGTAGCTCCACTTCTTCTTCTTTCAGTCCCTCAATGAATGCTTCCAGTTCTGCATTCTTTTCTTTCTCCTCAGTAGCTTTTTCAACATTGAACACACTTTCAAAGACTTGATGTGGTATTTCTATTGGAACAATACTGCTTTCTCCTGTGTCTATTATGTCTACTATGAAACATATAGGAGTATGATCCACTTGATCAATATTTGTTCTCATAAGAGACCCGCAGTTTAAGAGAGCTTTGTGTCCAAAGTCAGTAGTAAATGATTTATGATTATCACCAGAAACAATCAGATCAAAGTCAGTAGTTCTAAGTAGTAGATTGCAAAGAGTATGGTCCTCTTGACCTTCCCACAACTTATCTTCCACAATCATTTTGTGTATGAGAAGCACATTGAACTTGCTTTTGTCTTCCACCTCCGGGATTTCTTCTCCCCAAGAACAACCATAGAAATGAACATCAAACCATATATTCACAGGACTTGGTGGAAGAACAGTAATCACACCAGATGAATCAAGTACTTTTGTTGGTGTGTTGTCTCTGTTTGAACTATGGTACCTCATATCATGCTGTCCAAATACTGTCAGCATTGGTATTTCGTATTCTTTTAGTAAAGATATGTAGAGTTGTTTGAGGTAATCACTTGTTTGGTAAGAATCGAACAAGTCTCCTGGTTGCAAGATGTAATTACATCCATTTAACTTCGCTGTTTCAAGAATGAAGGTTACCTTATTCTTTTGGGCTTCTACAAAATCATCCGTTCTGTTCTTAGGCTTTTTATTCCTAAGATGCCAGTCCCCAGTTGCTAATAGTTTCATCATAGCATGTCCTAATCTATAGGTAGGTTCTTTTGAATCTCTTTAATCCAGCTCTTAACTTTCAGGCGGTGTGGGTTCTGCTTTAGAAAGTCTTTGAGAAAAGAGGTAAAATGCCTAATTTCAGTAAGATTGTCAAACTGTAAAAGAATATTACCTACGTCTTTGCCATCTTTAATTAGACTCCATACATTCATATTATGGCTCCTTTTAGGGGTTGTTTACACAGGGGACATATATCAAGCGAGTTAAACGCATCAGACAGAGCTTTAACCGCTGTTTCCTGTGTCTGAGAAGCACGGAGCCACGCTTCCTTGCATGAGCATATGTCTGTGTATGCTCTTTCAAATTCATTGTGGGAAACTAACGCTCCGCGATACTTCTCTGTCATGGTTTTTATATCTTTTAATGGTTCTTCTACTTCGAGCCAATAAATGGTGCTATCAAGATCCTCTTTTACTATTGAAACAGATCCACATATTGGTTCAAGTGTTTTAATACCCTCTTGAACAGTTTTATATTCCGTATTAATGACATTCATCACATCTGCCATAAGATATTCTACCTCCAAGAACTCATCTATATCTGAAAGACGTTCTTTAGCTTCAAGTACCTGAGTGGCTATTTCGGTCAACAGTTCTTTATTAGCATGGAGGCTCTTGCGATCCTGGTATAGTTTTTCAACTTCCAGTATCTTGGATTCCATCTTGTCAAGACCATCATATTTATTCAGATCAAAAGAGACTTCTTTTAAGGAAAGCTGGGCACTGTCCTTAGATTTTGTAGTATGTTTTATTATGGCATTTACCTGACCAATAGAATTATCAATGCTGCCTAACCCAGCAGCTTCATTCAATTCTTTAGCCACTTTACCAGGAGAGTCTTGAAGTAGATAGAATTGATCATACTGCCCCTGTATATTAATTTCTGATAGCCTGGTTATTGCAGATACTTCCGTTGGTAAATCTGATCTGATAGCCCGGAGTTCAGTAGTTGGTAAATTGTAACCATTGTCCTTTTTACTTCTTGTTCGTTCAACGAATGTTCCTTCGGTAAATCCGACAGTTGCTAATACATCATCCCCGCCTTTCCAATGAGAGAAATCACCTTTAGCTGGAGAATTGAGCAAAGCCCACCTCAATGCACGAATGATATTTGATTTACCACTATCACTCTGCCCCTGTACAATATTAACACCTTTATCAAACTGGAGAAGAGTGTCTTTGTGTGTCCTGAAATTGTTTAACTGTAGGGCATCTATCATTGGTAGGTTCCTTAGTTGGTATTGCCCCTAAAAGGGAATATCTATTTGGGTATACCATGTAATGAACTTCACATAAATTATAAGCTCTTATGAATTGGTTCTTTGGTTCTTTTGTGTCCCATTCTACAATTTTATATGTAGCAAGATTTGAACACCCTTTTACTCCACAAAACATACTCATGTTTTCACCCTCTTTCCTATTTTAGTATCACTTCCTTTGAGATCAAACAAAGCTTTACGGGCAAGCCCATAAGCATCACAAAGATTGTCATCCTCAAACTGAATACCCCACTTTCTGTATGTCTTTAGCAACATGAGATCCTTTTTGCAATTACCCTTACCTGTTACAAACTTCTTCAGATTTGTTGGGGGGATTACTATATAATTCATGTCTTCAATATACATAGCAACACGGAGCATATAATGTAAGGCACCAAGTTGTGCAGCGTAGGTACTTTTTCGAGCAAAAGCAATACCTTCCATACATATAGTGTGGGGTAGTTTAGGGTGCTTGATGTGTTCCATTACTGATTCAACAATATACAGGAGCCTTTCTTCTACTTTCTCTTTGCTGTCTGTGGAGAATAGGTTTTGATCGATAACAGCTCCATGTGCATCAATACGAACTATACCTGTGCCAGTAAAACTAGGGTCAAGTCCTATGAACTCCATCTTACCTCCTTATTTTTGGATCTCTTTCATCAGTCAAAGCTTTTTGAATGGCTTCCCATAAATAGATTGTTTTGTTTCGTAGAGCTTCTTGTAGTTGGTGCTTCTCTACATAGTCAACGGCTTTATCCAAACTCACATACCATTTGTCATTACCGCAGCAATCATATTTTGTTTGACTGGTCATTTCTTTATTATACTGTAAGCAAGTTCGGATATCATCAATCCCATAACCAAACATAAGATAGAAGAAGCCCTTACGCCAAGGTTCATCAAGAGAACTCTTTGTTATTTGAAAACCTACTTTGTTACCAGTTACCTTTTCGAACTCACCTACTAAACCTGTAGCATGGTCCTCTTTGATTTTAACCCTCTTTGTTACTTGCCCACCTTTAGTAGGGAATAGTTTTATACGCAATGAAGCATAGAAAGGAATGCCCATACCACCTGGTGTTACTTCACCATATTGGCTTTGCCTGATCTGATTAGAACAAGCTATAATGAAATTGTTCTCTTTGATTTCTACACACGTTTTACGGAGACCAGCCGAGAACTCTTTAGCTCTCCGCATACCCATAGCATCCCCGCTATCAAGTTCAAGATCAGTAGATAGAGCAGCCAATGAATCAGTACACACAGCATTAGCTATGCCAGTATTCTTTGGTCTGAAAGATTTTATCTCCTCAAATACCTGGGGTACTGTTTTAGGCATGGTGTAATTGTTTTTGTTTAACTCCATGCCATATATTTCAGCGTACTGTTGGTCAAGCCTCGCCTCTGGGTCAAGAAACTTTACTTCACCCCCACGATATTGAACACTCCCTGCTATCTCTGACAAGATAGCTGTCTTACCTACTCCAGTAGGTCCGTACACTTCGATAAGTATACCTGATGGGAGACCTCCTCCCTTCAGTCTAAGACCTGATATTATAAGATCAAGCAGGGTGCATCCAGTTGATACTGTAATCTTAAAGTTACCCGTGTTAGGCTTGAAATCGATACCATCTACCTCGATAATATCTTCATCTACTGCCTGTTCTGTTTGTCTTATTTTCATATTATGTCCTGGAGAGTATTCTTCTCCGTCTCCTACTTGTTGCTGCTGGTTTTTCTTCTGCCACTTCTGGTTCTTTTTTACCAATAGGTGCTCTTGTTTTGAGGGCTGCTGTTTCTTGTTGGATTACAGGAGGGGCCTCTCCTTCAGCTTCTTTCAGTTTGTCAAGAGCATCACTACAGGTATTCCAAGAAACACACCCATTGCAGTCTTTTTCAAACTTATCAAGGTCTGCTCCAAAGTCATGTCCTGCAGGACAAACTCCTTCTTCAACAGCAGGTTCATCAGCCACTCTGTCCATTTCAGACATACCCTGTGTCATTGTTGTAGGAGCATCTACTTTGTTTGTGAGTGAAGTAGGTGGTGCTTCTGCGTGAACTGCTTCTCCATCATATTCTTTTCCCCAGAAGGCTTTATACATAAGTTCATAGGACGGGTGCATGTTAATTAAACCATCAACAGGAACAGATTTAGATAAGATATTGTCTGGTATAACTGCTTTGCGTTCCACAAACTTCGGGGCTGAGAACTGAATGCTATCTCGTTTGTTACCATCACCATCAGTAAAAGACCCTTCTGATTTGATAGAGATAAAAACAGACTTACCTTTTTTGTGATCCATATATGGTATAAGACCACCGCCCATTGGAATTTGTGAAGCTTCTTTCAGTTGACTTACAATAAAGAAGTGAGCTACTTCCCAAAGCTGAACGCCTTTCTTTTCTTCTTCAGGAGTATCATGCACCCAAACAAGATAAAAAGCTCTTTGCTTTGATCTTATTTTACCATACTCCTCTTTTGGCAGATGTTTTGAGTTCATGTACTCTGCTATAGGATCAGGGTCTCTCCAATGAGATGCCGGTGATATAAATTGATCTCTGAGGGAGCCTACGTTTTGATATACCCACAGACTTAACACCCAGCAATACTTCCCTTTTTCTTCATAAGGATGATCGGGTCCTGATATCCATGGTATTACATCGAAGCAATGATCACCTAATTTAGGCCTCCATAGTTCCATGTCTTCCGGTAATGCATCTGCATTGATAACTGTTCCTGCTCTGAAGGTAGATTCCTCTTTACGCTCAAAGTCTTCTTGCTGTCTCTCGGAAAGGTCTTCCCTTTGTTTCTTAATCATGTCAAGATAGCTGGTCATTTCTCCCCCTTTTAAGATGGTTTTAAGTCCTTGTTATTTATCATATTTCTATATCGTTCATCAGTCTCTTTGTCAATAGAATTTTGTTCGGTTTCTTGATGTATTCGTGGTGTAGAGAAGTAACCAGAAACATACAATCTGGATAACACTTCAAGCATATCTTTTCTATGTTCAAACGCACGTAAAGACCTTTTGAAACGATTGGCTTTGTACTTAACTGAACGTGTTGTAGCAGCCTGTTTTTTGTAGGCATCTTCAGTTAATATTACAGAATCTATAGCGGTATCTGTCAATCGTTTGATTCCATAAGCCTCTGGTTTGCCTGATATAATTTGGTAACGCTCTGCTTTTATAGAGGCAAGTCGTGATTCCTCATTCTCCAATACTGTTTCAGCCTTGGCACAAGCATCTGCATAGTCTCCATATATCTCCGCCTGATCTCGGGCGTTTATATGTAACCTGTTGAATTGAATCCGTCTGTCTTCTCTATAGTTCCGATCTTTTATCATTACTTCTCCACTAAACAAGCTAAGTGACAACCCATAACAAGCCCTGGAAAACCAGAATATATAATACTCTTTTCAAATATACCAAGCATTTCAAGGGTATGCATTCCTCCGTTATCCCCAAGATGTACTTTTGCTATGTATCCAAGCAAAGCTCTGCGAGATGATTCGGGATTATCCTGAAGATTGTTGAGTATTATTCTAATTTTGAACCACTTCTGCTTCTTGCCTAAGCTGAAGTCACACAATGTCCGGGCTACTGCTATAACAGACTCCGTATCATGTGTGAGATTAGAAATACATTCTATTGCGGCAGCTTCGTCTACCATATCCACTACTGTGTCGAGCATGTTTAAAGCAATTCCAGGAGAACCATTTGAAACATCTACTATCCTATCAAGTACGGAATGAAAGAAGTTTTTACTCTCAGCCGTCATAATATCTGTCAGCAGTTCTTTCATTTCATCCATGCGTAATGCTTTACAGACATACTTATGAGGTCTTCTAAAGAAAGCCTCTTTCAGTTTGTTAGGTTCTGTGGTACATAAGACATAGTAGACATGATTGTATGGCTTTTCGAGTTGAAGCAGCAAAGCTTCTTGGGCATCATGTGTTATTTGGTGACACTCATCGAAGACATACATCTTTTTGTCTCCTAACATGGGAGCGTAACTTGCTTTTTCCAGTACCCCTCTTATAGTGTCTATGCCCCGAAGGTTAGCTGCATTATAATAGTAGAAATCTTCTTGAGGTATATTGAAATGATTCTTTAACAGAAAAGCTAGGGTAGTTTTACCTGTACCAGCGGAACCTGTGAACAAGTAGGAGTGAGGGATTTCTGTTTCATCCGTTCTATCAAGTGCAGATAGTAAAGAATCTACTAAATCATCGTTTCCATAAAATTCTTCGAATGAAGTAGGCCTATACTTAGTTTGTAATGGCATGTTCTATCCTTTCAGTTTTTGTTTGTCGTACCAGCTATGATTTATAGGGCTTAATTCAAGATCGATCTTCAAGGGGATTGTTATCCATTCGAATTTATCTCTCACTTGTTTTGTACCAATATCGAGTAGCATAGAAATTAATTCATCTTTTTCATTGGGAGGAGTATTGAACAGAATGGAATCATGGACTTGTCCAATTATCATGCTTCGCATCTTCCTCTTTCGAAGCTCTCTGTTTATCTGTATCAAAGTCCATAGCATGACATGGAAAGCAGTTCCCTGTATTGGATAGTTACCTACTTCTTTCGAAGTCATGTACCCTCTGAATCTGAATCCGAAAAGGGTCTCTATGTATCCATGTTTTATATAGAAACGATTTATATCTGTTTTCCATTGATCATACCCAGAGAATCTTTCTTTCCAGAATATGCGCTCAACTTCTTTACAATGATCTTCAAATTTGCGGTAGGTAGTGATGCCTTTATCATCTATCCAGTCTTTAATAAGAATACCTGAAGCAGTCTTCATATGAAGACACCTACCCCACAAATCTACAGCACAATTCTTGTAATAAGATCCATAGAATTCGGGGAATACCCATCCATTCTTAGAATGAAACCTTAAATTGTCTGTAACTTCTTCTAAAGGTAGTTGCCAAATATCAAGAGTTGTGTCCCTGTGCATGTCTGTACTATCATCTGTGAGATATGTTATCATGTTCTCATCTTGATGGTAACAACACCCAATTGATACTTCAATGCTCTTGTAATCAGCATCTAACAGATGCCATCCTCTGTTGGGAATTATACCACTTCTGCATATTCTCTTAGCTTCTTCTTCTCTAACAGGTATGTTCTGAAAACTTGGGTCAGAAGCAGAGGACCTATAACTTACTGGTACAATGAGATCGAATGAGGGATGCATTCTGTCCTCATGTATAGCACGTAAGAACTGATTCAAATAAGTACTGTCCAGTTTATTTAGCTGTCTCCATAACTGCAAGTCTTTGATGAAAGGAAGATTAGTTAGGCTTTCTAATGCTGCTTTGTCTGTTCTTGGATTGTCATTCTTGGAAGTAGGTAGTTCTTTCTTTAGGATATGTTGTATCATATCAGCTAAATCTTTTGGTTTATAATCACTACCACCTGAAGCTACTCTGAATTGTCTTGTTCTTATTTCTTTAGAAATAGTACCGGTTTTCTTGCTGAATTTGTCTTCAAATGCTTTAGCTTCTGGACCATGTTCCAGTCTATCTTGACACTTCTTTATCTTACCCTTCATCCCTTTCTTAGCATCACGATAGTATTTTTCGTTAGCCAGTATGCCATTTTGTTGTATCTTTGAAAACTCTATAGTGCCTTCATGGAACAAGTCATAAGCATCATAGATTTGATTCCAGTTTAACTTGAGGTGTTCTTCAAACATATCCATTTGTTTGTATGCAAGTCTCATACCATATATAGTATCAAGACCATTATAATTCAGTAGCTTGGGTAAAGCCACATCTTCCATTCTGTTGAATGGAAATCCCTTTATGTATTTCTGGACATCAGTATTATACGGAGCAATTCCAAAGTTTATGTATGTCTGGTACTTTAACCCAGAGTACATTCTCCTATTGTCAAGCAGATGTGCAGCAATTAATGAATCCCAGTTCCACCCTAACACTTGAATACCCAATACAATCTTTAACCATTCATCTTCAAACTTCAAGTTGTGTGCCATCTTCTTGATGTTTTCATCTATGAGTATCTTACCAAGAAGATTTACTATTTCCTCTAATTCATCAGACAACCAATGATCTCTGTATTGTAAAGGAAATGCAAAAGCTGTATCATCCTCCTCACTTAGAGATATACTTAGTATCTTTTGACCTGCTCTATATGGTTTTAACCCAGTTGTTTCGATGTCGATATATAAATCATCTGGAGGGTTATCAATAAAATCATCCAGAACTCCTTTAACATCTACAAATTCTACAAGCCGTTCTACTTCATCTACCTCCCACACTTCTTTCTTTAGTGAAGGTTTCTTTAAACAGGATACTGCAAAGTTCAAATCCCTTTTGTATTGTGAAGTAATATTTTCATCTCTTGCATTTCGTGAAGCAAAAGAGGGATGATAGATAGGGATAAGCCAAGACCTGTGCTCTCTGTCTGGTATACAGTTACCCCTCCATCTGTTTATACCTACTTTACCAAATTTATCACCAAATACAGAACGACATGCAGCTTCACCTACTAACCATATAAACTGAGGGTCCAGTTCTCTTATGTGCTGCTGTATTATTGGACGACAGTATTCTATTTGTGTATTAGATGGACTTGCTATTACTTTTTCACCCCCAACAGTAGTATAACCAGGAAAACACCCACAAGCATTTACTTTCCAGAAGTCTCTATCAAGATCAAGTCCATAGTTTGATAGCATACCTCTAAACTCTTTACCTATTTTACCAATGAAGTGTTTTCCATATTGATCTTCGTCAGGACCAGATGCTTCTCCTATTATCAAACATCTCATCTTCCCTTTACCAGTAGGAGCAAGTCTTCCATTTTGTGAAGCGTGATACAGGCCACACTTGTCACACATAGGTCCCTGTTCTTTTAGATCGTATACCAGTTTTCCTTTAGCTACGTCTGACTTGCTGAATAAAGCCATTGATTCTCCTTATCTAATCAGAGCTATCAAGTGTTGTAGTCTTTCTAACTTAATCAGAATGGCTTTCTTTGAATAAAGAACTTGCCCCTCGCCCCCAAGTGTATTACCGATCACTTCATTGAAGAAAATAGGATTAATATCGAATGATAATTTGCCCTTAATTTCAGTAGGATTTTCACATGTTCGTACAATATCAGCTAACCCCTCGGAAGCTGCTGCTGTTAGAATGATATTGTCCGGTTCAAATTGAAAGTTGATGCACTTATCAGAGGAGGCCATATCATCTACCATAATAGATACAAAACTGACATCCTCTTTTATAGTTTGAGGGAATTTCAGTTCTTCTCCGGTAAAGTCAGTAAACACTTTATCTGCGTTTAAATACTCTCCCATCCTTTTTCGAATACTGTATATAACCTCAGATGGTTCTGCAAAGTGTATCCATTTCTCAGTAATGCACATCTCTTTGATGTTCCGAAAGTTTGACAGTTCTGCCATAGACTCAGCATCCACAAGGAATTCTTTAGTAGCGAGCGTTCCTTTTTCGAACTCATACCAACCCATACGGCTCTCACTACCACAGTAAGCACTATCTCCTTCAAACTTCATGCAAGACAGAACATTTGTTTTATCTTTATCTGCGGAGAACTTCAGAAGATTGACAGCAGTACTGAAGTCTTTTGGAAGAGGAAACCAGTCATATTTAGAGAACTCTTCCGCCACTGTTTTAATTCTGTCTGATACTTCTATATCCTCTGTTTTTGTAGCGAATCTTCCTTTCGATCTCTCAGAATTGAACATGATATTTCCATCTATGATTTCCATATCTATGTCCTCGCTATCAACAGAAGCAACCACTTTGTAAAATAGATCAGCCTTTACAGAAAAAGGTGCTTCTAACTCCATCTTAAAAGGATGGTGTATGCATATCTTGTCGTTATATGTCACTACATCTTCTCCGGTAAATATGTAGTGAGTCATAGTTTCCAAAGTTTCTTTCTTAGCAATAGCCGGCTTTACTAAATCAAGCACACTCAATAGGTCAGTCTTTGTTATTTTCATTTAACGGGCTCCTTTAATCTTGTATATTCATACGTGCCTTTTACATTAGAGTTGAGAAAGCTTCCTTTGGAGTCAGCAGCCTGCATCCCTTCGAATATAACTAAAGGAACTTGGTGATAAATGTAACGAGCATTCCCACGCTTGAACTCAACTTCAAGTATCAAGTTAGATTCATCGAAACGGTATTGTTCTATCTGTGAAGACCCTATAACTTTTATCCAGTCGTGCGTTCCCATTCTTCCTCCTTTAAATCCATTATTGTCTTTCCATCATCTTTGTAATAGAAAGAGATTAATCGGTTATAAGCATATCCCCGAGCTTCCATATCTTCCTTTACTTCTCGTTCTAACTCAGGATCTTTCATTTGTGGAAAATTACCTGCTAAATAGAATATCATCTGAATAACGAAGCCCTTTTTTCTGTGTAAGCCCACGGATATGAAGGCATTGACTCACACATATCCATGAAGTAGATTAGATTCATTCTATCCCTCTGCCTATAATCTTCAGAAAGCTTTTCAACAGTAGTGCCACAGTCGTGTATGTATGACTCGACAAACTTTAATTCTAATTCGGATAGTAGTTTGATATGCTCCCACTCTTTACAGCCAGCGGGGTCTTTACGAGATGATATGTGCAGAGATCGGGGTGGTTTATCATATCGAAATGTACCATTTAATATATGAGGCATTATAACTATACCAAGTCTTGAATAGTACACCCAACTTGAACTGTCTACACTATACCAAGGGAATCTACGAACTAAAGAAGGGGCATTCAACCCGAACCCATGTACTTTACATCGGGGCATGTGATCGGGTGTGTCACAGATAAGCTCCCATGACTTTGTAAAGAATCGAATGCGAGCAGGTTCTGTTTCACCAGCCATACCACCTAAACAGAAGTAGGGATAATTAAAACAACGCATTAAGTACTTAGGAAATTCATCTTCAAGATGGAATACAGGCAGGGGAGCAAACCCAGCGTCTTCCATTATCTGTTGATTCTCCCAAGTCTTTTCTGCATCTCCTATTACGTCAAGGTTTGCATAGACATCAATAAGTTCTGAATGGGCTTCAATATAGTCCATGTAACTATCAATATCTATGGGTGAGCCGCCTTTACTGGCAGAGAATGCCCCTGAATCCAAGAATACTTTCATTAATTGAACTCCGTTAGATCAATTGTGAGAGCTTGTAAATTAGAGTAGGACAGGTCATCCACAATGTAATCATAATGAGGTTTGCCAAATATAATATTGTCATATACTACATTGTGTTTTTTTAGCCATTTTATAGTTACTCTTCGGTCCTCCTCATGTCGTGCAGTAAATAATATTATCTTATGACCTTGTTGTTTTAAAGTCCACAAACAACGAATATTCGTTTTAACTGGTGTTCGTTCCCAATATATTTCTTCTCCCCAACCATCAATTTCTTCAGTTAGAACACCATCAATATCCACCGCGATAGTCATTAACTGCTTTGAGGATGTCTTTGTTTCGTGATTCGTCATAATGGTTATTTCCTGCTTTATACTCGTACTCATCCATTAATGCTTGATTATTAAATGTTAGTTTTATTCCATTTACCCAAAAAGCAGTCCACTTTCTGAAACATGAGGAGCACTTCCCACAGTATCTTCTATGATCTTTAGAATAGCAAGAAACTGTGGACTTGAGTTTTTCCGTACTTAGTTTTTGATTTAAGTACCATCTTACAATATCTGATTTACCCATAGACCAAAAAGGAGACCAGATATTGATTTCTGTTCCCTCTAAATTAGATAACAACGTACTCATCCATTTGAATATAGCTTTGGTCTTATCAGATACATTGTCTCCTTTTATACCAGCTATTACAATATCATGGCTGTAGTCACAAGCAAGCATAGCAATATAAAGGTTTCTATATGGTATGTAGGCATTTGGTTCACGTTGTCTATCACCTACAAATAAACTTTTATCAATAATTGTATCATGGAATAGTTCTGATACCACTTTCTTTTCTTTCTCTGAATAAGGAGTACCAAGATCGAAGTAAACTTTAGCAGGAGTGATTCCATGCTCTCTCTTCAGGAAATGAGCCGCGATGAAGGAATCTACCCCACCTGAAAAGCATAGGACCGTCAATTAATTTTCCCCCTTTATGTGTGAGAAGGTTGCTGTATAGACAACTATACTACGTGTGAACATAGTCAGATATGGGTATTTTACCAGATTTGATAGCATGTGCATCGATATGTGTATTCCACATACAACCGGGACAGTCTTTCTTTATCCAGTTTTTCCACTTATGCTTCCAAATCACCCAATCATCTATCTTGTGTATCTTTACATCCCATCGGTGTTTGACATGAAAATCATCACATGGCATAACTGTTCCATCACAATCGATAGTTACCCATGATGGAAACTCTTTATAGTGAGAGCAATTCCAACTATACGTTGCTATTCTCAAAGGTTCTGCTACAATCATATCTAAGAAATGATTGCTGGCATGTATTCGATATCCTTCACGTTTTAACCACTTATAAACAGGGATTTCAGCAACAAGGCCCATTAAATGCTTTCCATGAAACAGCAAGTCTTTAATACCATCAAAATCTTTGCATTTCGAACCCTCTTGCCCTCTATCTGGGTGTATTAAATCAAATAGGGACCATATCCCCATAGAACTCATGTTTATTACGTGTTTTGCAAACTTGGTATAATTTAATGCTGTGAGTGTTGTAATGGTAGCAGCATCCCGTATATTAGGGAACTCTTTCCAATAAAGCAGTACTTTCATTCCATTGTTCATCTTTTTGCCAGCAGACAAACCACCGACATCAATATCGTAACTAACAGATAAGGATTTAGCTCCATTATCATATAACTCCTTCACTTTCGTTTTCGCATCGTATGCTGTACCAGAGGTTATTACTGTTGTATGTATGCCAATGCTTTCGGCATAGCCGACTACTTCTGGTAATTTATCGAAGTCGCAAAGAGGCTCTGCTCCATAGAACGCAATGAATTGACAATGTATAGCCTTTAAATTGTCAATTCCCTTCATCCATTGTTTTGCTGTAAGTGAGTTACCTTGGCCAGTCGCCATATTACAGTATTCGCAAGATAAAGGACATTTACGTGTCCATAGGATTTCAGCTTTTACGATTTCCATATGAATACCTCATTACCTTTTATTTCATGTACTTTAGAGAATCCTACTTTATTCATTGTTGAACTTGAGGCACCCCACTTATGGGTGTGATAGTCTTCTGAAAATAGATTATACACATATTTAGACCTAGGATTAGGAAACCCAAGTATTATCATTTCAGAATGCTCCTTTAGTTCTTCAATAATGCTAAGTGCTTTTTCTTCGATGATGTGTTCAAATACGTGGTTAGCTACTGCGATATATGAGTTGAAAATAGATGGGTCTTTCAGAAAGTCCTCTATGGTGCTTTCATATATGTTTTCATAGATACTGGTTACAGTCGTTAGTACTTTTTGAGGGATATCAGGGTCTAATCCTGTTAGTAAGTACTTGTCAGGGAATAGGACTTTTATGAGATACCCCAAAATGCCTCTACCACAACCAATATCTAATACAATTCCTTCTTTCTTCTCTGAATAGATTAAATTAACCAAATCGGGAAGTTGTTTTATATTACTAACACCAGAAGTGGACATATTAGGTAAGTCCCATCAATTTCAAAGCTTCTTGTTTAACGGAGTCAATCTTGAAACGACCACGAATTGCAGATGTTACCATACCCCCATTATCAGGCTGCTTTACACCACGGCTTATCATGCACATGTGTACTGCTTTCATAACAACCATACACCCATCTGGTTTGATATTCTTATTGAATGCTCCAATTACCTCCTTGCACAAATTCTCTTGCAGTTGTGGTCTTGCTGCGTAATGCTGTACAAGTCGAGCGGGTTTTGAAGCACCTATCAAGCTATAAGAAGGTATATAAGCTACATATGCAGTACCATAGAATGGTAAGAAATGATGGGAGCATGTAGATATAAAACTTATTGGAGGGAAAACAATGATTTCTTTGTAGTTGTGGTCATTAGGGAAAGATTTGTAGTCCGTAAATTCAATACCAACATTCTTGAAGAACTCATCACAGTACATACGGGCTACTCGGGCTGGAGTTCCTGATAGATTCGAGTCGTTTAAATCGAAACCCAGCCCTTCAGTCATAAGTTGTGAGAACATATCCTTTACAATAGATATGTCCATTATTCAACGGCCTTGAAAAAGCCATCAACTTCATTGATTGTAACGCTTTTATCCTTTCGCAGATGATTCAAATGTCCACGAACACGACCCACTTTTACTCCTGCTTTTTCAGCAGCTTCCTCGATTTTGCACCCGGCGTGAAACATATCATCAAGTATACCGGCCTGGGAGTTCAAAACATGTCCATATCTTGACTTGGGTTTGGGCTCTTTTACCTTTTTCTCTTTCTTTTCTTTCTTTTCTTTTGCGGGCTTTACATTCTTTGCTGCCTTTTCTTTCTTTACTGCTTTCTTCTTCTCGGCCACTTTTTCCTCCTTTTCTTCAGGAGGAGCTTTGTCTTCAGCTTCATCCAACAACTCGTCCTGGAAGATTGTGTTGTAGAACGTTTTGACAACCTCCGGCAACAGATTGTCTTTTCCCTGCTTTGCAAGGTCCTCTACCGCTTTTGCGAGTTGATCGATCATGTCTTTTTTCGCCAGACCGACTACTTTGATTTTGGCATCGAGCAAACCAGTTTCATTTAACCCAGTTACGGCCTCTCTCAGACTGCCCATGTCAATCTCATTTTCTGGAATCATTGAATAGCTCCTTTTTCTTAAAAGTTAGTTAATAATAAGTTCATTTGGAATGAACGGTTTAAACTATGCAATAGCATTGACACTACAACGTGTCAAGCATTTTTATGCATTATTTTACGCCAATAATCTTGTGTATTTGGATGTTTAGAAACACATGGGAGGGGTATTTTTGAGGTATCTTGTAATCATTCAGCTTTTTGATAATTGCTGATGCGGGGAACTGTTTGTTTACAGGTGAAAAGGCAAATTTAGCTCTACTTAAACCAATATAAAACTCTGTTATTTCTATTGCCGTAAGCAAATCCTTTTCATCACCTATGACAAACTTAACCCAGTCGTTTGGTCCTAATTTAGAGTGAACAGAAGGGTCCATCTTTCCCATCATACCAGAAGAGGGTAATTTGTAGTCAACAATCCAGGATTCAACATAACCAAACAAAGGGTTATAGGAGCCATTTGTTTCAACTGATATTCTATATCCTTTATGCCACAACCTTCTGCAAAGATGTTCTAAATCTACCTGTTGGAGCATAGGTTCTCCACCTGTAATTGTGATATTGTTTATACCGTGCTTTATGACCTCCATAATTATTTGATCTTCATCCATATCCTCCCCAGAATGGACATCTTGTGTTTCAGGAGTATCACAGTAGGAGCATTTGAGGTTACAACCAGCAAGACGTATAAATGTTGTGAATGAACCTTGACCCAAAGCACACACTTCCCCATTTATTGATGTGAATATTTCATACACTCTCATTTTATAAATCTCCCTTTATCATCTCTCGGAAAACACTCAGGGCATTCCTTATAAAACTGTTTCATCTCTCTACTCATTTGCTTTCGATGGTGGTTTGTATAATATGTTTTCTTCCATGGAATACAAGCATGGTCCTTTCTGTTGTTTTCTATCAGATCAACCACTTGGGAGTTGATAGAAATTAATAATTCAATATCCTTTTCCAATGCTTCAAATGGCTTGTTGATATAACCTTCACGAATCTGCCAAAACAAAACACCTTCTGATGCGGTAAAGTATGCTGTGTCCTCTGAATAATAAGATGGGGCAAAAAGAGTTCCTTTGAATCGATAAATAGCACCAATAATCACACCCCTCTTTTTTGTCTTTTCTGTGTAAATTGAATCCTTTTTGATATTCTTTTTTGCCTTTAATTCATACACAATTTTTGACGCAGGTGCTTCTACATAATCACCAATATTGAATTTAGGTTTCTTCATTCCATCAATCCCCTTTTCTTCAGATGAAAGTTAATGTACTTTATCTGATTGGATGTGGACCTATTTGGTGCAAGGTTATTCTTTAGGAAAGCTTTTCTTTTCAGAAGTTGATGTTCTTCCATGTGTTGGATCTTACGTTTTGAATTACCTTTCATGTTTTACCCCTTTCAAACTTTAATTAATTGCTCAATCAGTTTCCTGGCTTCTTCATCAAACATTATCTTGATATACTCTTGCAGAGACATGTTCCCAGGTACCTGAAACAACTTTTCAAATTTGGTTAAATTAAAACCAGTTACCCCATCAAAATAGAATTTAAGAGGAACACCAAATATTCGTTCAAAGTTCCCCTTGTCTTTTTGTGAAACATTTAGCCATTTACTTTTCATCATTTACCTTTTGCTTTCTTAATAAGATATGTTGGTTTTAAGAAATGCAAGCAATGAACATACAGTTCCTAAAGTAAATCCATCAGATCCTCCATCTTTAAGAATCTTATCTGCTGTTTCCAGTATATTATCAATTCCCTTTTCTACGATTTTTAATTCCTCCAAGGTTGTTCTTTTTATACGATCACCTCTTAATGCTGCATAGATTTCATCATTACTTGGACGAGTCATTTTGTAAACCTCCCCCTTTGATTTTACTTTCAATCACATCCTTCACCGTTGGCATATTTTTAACATCTTCCAATTCAACACCGTCATGGGAAGTTGTCCAATCAGGTTCTTCACACTTACAAGCTGAATAATGCTTTTCGCACTTTCGGCACATCTTGTAAATTAAGTTAGGATCATTCTTTAAACCAGACAATCTTTCAGCCGCACTTGGTACACAGGTACAATTATGGAGTTGGTTGTTACAAATAGCACACCACATAGCTCCCCCTTTATATGCCCCGCCATTCGTTAAAATCACCCACAAAGAATCTTGTTTCCTTCCTTCTTGGGTGTGTCTTTTTGAGATCATAGATATGCCACTCTTTTGTGTATGCAGGGCGTGTTATTCTCTGTATCTCAAAAAACCTCTTAGCCGCTTCTAATGTGGGAAATCCTCTTCTTTTATTCATAAGTATAGTTTTGGTTCTGTTCCTCTTTTAAAGAAATCATTCCATTCTTTTGCCCAGTCCTTTCTATAATCTTCTGGCTCAATTAAACAAAAACCATCTTTGTCCTTTTTACAATTTAATATAGGGCACCTGGTACACATGCTTCCTTGAGAAAAGGACTCTTGTTTATATAGACAATTCTTAGGGCACTTATCTGGGAAGATATAACTCCCTGCTATTATAATCATTACTTTCTCCATTCAGCATAACAAGTATCAGTTTCCCACAAACGTAGTTTAATAACCTGTCTCGAACTTGTGTTTATAGGCTTTTCCAACCATTCAGCTATGCTCCAAACCATATATTCTGCTGTGGGGTTATGAAATACATCATTCAATAAACAATGGTCTAATTTCTGTATTACATGTTCGTCTATAATGGCAGATAGATTACCATAATCTATTACCATCCCTTGCTCAGGACCGCTTGTTAAAACAATTCCTTTTATAGTTACTTCTAACTTGTAGGAATGACCATGAGTATTCTTGCATTTACCTTCGTGGTTAGGAAGAAAATGTGCCGCCTCGAATTTAAATATCTTTGTTATTGAAATCATATATATTCTCCTTATTTTAATTCCATTGTAGAGGAATGACCAGTACCTCTACTTCCGTATGACCCTAAGTTGGGTTGTCCTATATCAATTTGCTGTAGTACAGTACATGTTTTGTACTGCTGGAAGTTTTGATGTCGATGAGCCATCATGCCAATTCTCATAACACCCCTTAGTTTCTCTGCATCCGTTTGATTCAATGAAAGCATGACATCTACATGCCCAAGTTTACCCTTCCATCGTGCTGTATGCTTCTGAGTGACATTCTCCACTTCAAGAGCATCTCCTGTCGCTTGTGTCGGAGCTATTACTAAAGCTTTTCTTTCACCAGCTAACCGGGCTAAGTTCATCCATACATCATCTTCTTTGTGATAACCATCTAATGAATTTCTATCAGACTTGAGGATATCAGCATAGTCAACTACAATCAGTTCTGGGACAAAGTTATCTGTCTGCTCAAGGATATCCAGATCACGTATGATGTCAGATACGCAAGCAGAGAAACGTGGATATGCTTTGACCCTAAAGTAATCTCCATACATGCGTTTGATAACATCCACTTTGTCTTTAATTTCAAATCGATTGATTGCTTCCGATCGCTTCCATGTGAACCAAGTTGCAAGTGAATATTCTTGAATAAGTTCTCTCACTTCTTTTATTCGGCTTCTTGGATTGTAATTGTCTTTACAATATGTACATGGTCTGTATTGCAGTTCTATAAATTCATCGAAGCTTTGTGGGGATGGTATATCATCTCCTTCATTCATAAGGAAATATGTATTTGTACGATATGGTTTATTACAAGTACCAAATTGATTGCGAAGACAATCAAAGCAAGGTATAAGGAAATTACCAGCTCTGTCAGCCATACCAGTCAAGCGTTTGTATATTCTTAAATTAACTTCCCAAGCAGGCATCTCCAGTGATATAAAGACAACTCGAATCTTTGATAATCCAGCAAGAGTATATATCTCCCCAGCTAACCAAGTTTTGCCCCTTTTATATGGACCTGTGAGCCCTACCAACCATGCTTTGTGCATAGGTCCTAAAAAGGAACCTAAAGGTCCAGGAAGTATCAACAGTGGATCTTCTTGCGCCGACATAGTTGTTTCTATCTGTTCCTCATCAAAAGGGTCTACCCACCCCGATGTTATCTTTGATATCTTCCTGAAGTTTATAACTTCGTCCTCTGCTTGATCTATAGCATTCTTTTCAAGAAGGATCTGTATGTTCCCAGCTGTTATTTCTAATTCCCTCTTTTTGAAGAACAACAAAGTCCGATCAACCAGAAATTCTACATTGATGCCTTTATCAATTTCAAAGTTATCTGATATCTCCTCAAGCATAGTTTGTATGATAGAAGCTTCCTCTTCTTTCATACGTGCTGATTCCCGCTCAAAGATTGCTTTTATGTCATTGAAAGGAGCTGTCCTGTAAGTATAATAAAAGTCCAAGCACCATTCAGCAACTTTACGTGTGAAACTATTCTGAAAATAGGATAAGTCTATTTGAGGGGAAACTGTTTGTAGGTACTTCTCTGAAACTATCATACCTGTGATAATGCGTTTTTCTATCGTGGAATCTATTTTACGCCTGATAAGCTCTACCATTGTTTATTACCTGAAGTCATACATTGAAGTTATCGGGATAACATTACCTGCCATTTTGATCTTCAGGAATTCAATGAGAGTTTTACCATATGTGAATTTGTTTGCTATGTGATATGGTTCTATTGATTTATTCTTGGGTGAGAATTTAGTGCGGAGAGCCGCCATTACAAGTGATGCTCTTTTATGAGGTGTGTCTGCTAAGTCTTTATGTTTTACCAGCATATGTTTGTATCGTTCAAAGAACTCTTCGGTTAATGCAGCTCCATTCTGCATGTGCATAACTTCTTTAGGAGCTAAGTCAAATGCCCAACCATCCCCTAATTGAGTTGTGTAAATATCAATGAAAGCTTTTGTAGTATCGGGGTTTTTATCATCTTGTAGCAACCGGGGATGTCGAATCAAGCAGTAATGAAACCAGCTTTTAAGTCTCGGGCTCCGTGGATTATAAAAGAACTCTGCAATTGTTGTCTTTCTAACGGTGTTTTTATCTGCTGGCCAATAATCAGGACTATTTACAACCAGTGCAAATCCTTCACAAGCTTTTATAAACTCATCTGTTGTAAACTGTGGAATCTCATACTTAGCATGATCCGTATGTTCAAACACTTTACCACGTATAAACTTCCTAAGTGCTGCAACGTCATGTTTAAGAGTTTTTGTTCCCTGTCGGTGCTTCTTTAAACCAGCATCATACCATATCTGCAAAAGCTCATTGACATTCTTGGGTATGTGTACCTGTTTTTTCGCTTGACGTTCCCGCTCTAAAGATAATTTAGCCTCTTCAATTGTTGCAAACACTTTTGAATCCACATCTGTCATAACATTTGTCTCCTCTTGATGGTGAAGTCGGATTATATAATAGTATATTATATATAATTAATAATAATAAATAATAAATAATAAATAATAAATAATATTAGTATTATTACTTCGTAATAATACTAGTCCGACTTCACCAGATCCTTGTTGAATAAAGTGAATTAAAACCCTTGTTCAATAATTTATACATTTGATTAATTCCAGAAAGTTTTGCTCTAATTTGTTGCAGGAAATTTGAAGTGTTGTTATACGTTACAACGTCTTGAAATCGTTGTCAATAGGTTTCATAAACTTTTCCGAAAATGTCTTTTCGTAATGATTTCACATCATCCTCCTTGAAATCTGCAGGATCCCCCTCACTAAGCGTAATTATTTCTACATGAGGTATAAAAGTGCTTGCAGCATAAGATATCCTATTTGCTGCATCCACTGCAAACTTCTCGAAGTCAAACATGAAAAAGGCTCGCTTCACTTTGCGTAATAGGAACAACTGTTCCACCACATAGTTAATACCTTGTGTAGACACACATCCATCTCCCATTCTCCATACGTCTGTAACCCCTTCAACAACTATTGCTGTAGTCTTTACCGTATCAAGATTGTACAAATATCTTTTGGGGTCTACGAGTGATTGATTTATAGGACAGTGCCTATAAGTAGGTTTTGCTAAGTCTGTTACATCCCTGGTGGTAAAAGTTAGGATAGTCTTTCGTCTGTGAAAAGGTATGAATAAACGCAAGGAGTATCTACCTACAGGACCGAAGCATTGAAGCTTGTACTTTTGGTATATTTCATCAGGATTGAAGTTCCGTTTCTCTAACCATGCTCTGTGTGTACTCATCAACTCAGTTTCGAGTAGTAAATCATCATATCTTACTGCTTTCTGCTCACGGAGAGCGCGGTCCTCTGCTTTTCTTGTGTCAGAGTATATCTCTCTATCAGAAAACTTCTGTAACATGGTTACCGCGCTGTTGAAGTGTATCCGCTCCAACTTCATAACTAATTTTATTATACTTCCTGTAGTGTTACAGCGCCAGCAAGAGATTTGCTTTGAATCGAGGTTTATACCTAGGTGATTAGAGGGGTCACCATCAGGACAGAAGGGACATTCCATTCCAATCCATCCCTCTGATATATTATTACCGGTGTCGTTGTAGAATATTCTTCTGTCGTTTAGATAGGATTCTATGTTGATGTGGAATAAATCGATATCTGCCATTAGAATAGAGATCCTTGTGATTTCTTCTTACGAAGACGAAGGACAGTTTTCTTTGTATCTATCTTGGGTTTAGGTTTGGGTATGTTTTGTTTACCAAGAAGCTCACCAGCACAAATAGGACATTCCTGTAGAAAGTCCATGTATGTTTGTTTATGACATGAGCAGTATTTCATTTAAGACAATCCTCTTTCACACACTCCTCTCTGTCAGGACAAGATTTGCAGGTGATTTCATTCACCTCTTCCACAAACTTTTGTATTTCTTTATATACTTCTCCTATTAGGTGGGACTTAGCCTCATTTGATAAATCCATGTCAGCATAAATTTTATCCAGTGTTATAAAGGTGTGCAAAGCGCCTGTCATGTATGAAAGGTAGTGCCTTCTTATACTTTTGTATTCCGTGGTTCTTTCTAAGACAGCCTGTGAATAATCTTCCCATTTAGTTTGTAAGAAGTTTGAAGTCATAACCAATTATTCTCCATATATAGGGTTATTCGTTCACCGAAGTGTGAAATCAAGTAATAGTGTGAAGGATCAAAGAAGTCGTATATGATCACGGTGTCTTTTTCACTGGTCTTTCTCAACCCACGTCCGATAAACTGCAAGGTAGATATCTCACTCTTGCCCCCAGCTGCATTTATTACTATGTCGAGTGATGGTATATCTACTCCTTCTTTCCATATCTTTGTAGTTATTGCACATGGGATTAATTTACTGTTCAGTAAATCCTTGGTTATGAGCCTGTCTTCGTCTTTTGTGCCACCGTGTACAAATTTGATACGATAATCTACTGCTTCCTGTGCCATGGCTTCGAGTTCCATCCCATGTTCAATCTTATCAACCAATATAAGAGCTGTCTTATCAGGATTGTCTTCCAGTATATCAACTATCAGTCTGTTCCTTACATCATTTCGCACAACACCTTCTTGATACACATCGTGGTATATCCTTAGGGCTCTGACATGTGTACTTATTGGAACTTTGATTAGTTTTACCTTGGGTTTTGCAAGTATTCCAAGGAGTTCTCCTTCTTTTATTGTTAATTCCCCGATGATAGGACCAAGGAGTCCTTCGAGTGCGAAGATACCTTCTGCTTTAGGTGGCGTTGTCCCTGTAAATCCAACACGAATAGGAGCATCAACAAACTCCAGTACCCGAGCATAAGAACCGGATATAGTAGACACATGATGGCATTCATCTACCATTACAACATCCATGTTTTTCAGAACACACAATAGCATTTCAAACTTAGGATGTTCGTGGTTTTTCATTACATTATTTAAGGTTTGAACTGTACCTACTGCAACTTGGTGTTGAAAGTTCTCCTCTGTAACGGAGTCATTGCCCCGGATTGTTACTACATCTAATCCGTATTCTTTAAACCGTTTAACTGTTTGAGCTACAATATCTATGGTGTGTGCCAAAACCAGTACTTTTCCGTTCCGGTAAGTGCTCGCAACCAAAGCCTGCATTACTGTTTTACCAGAACCAGTTGCTGATCTAATGACACCCCTCTTGTTGCGCCGTATTTTACGCACAAGATTCATTTGATACTCTCTATTTTCTATTCCCTTTATCTTAGGAACAAATGAATCAGGCCCAACTCCCACACCATTCCCACTTACGTTGTACTCAATGTGGGATTTGTCTAATTCACTAAAGATACGGGATAGTAAGCCTCTATGAAAGTACCACATCCCTTTGACTTTATGAAGCACATGCTTTTGATACTCTTGTCGCTCCTTTTTGAACCGACCCTTCTTCCAGTATTCTGCTGTAAATGATAGTAATGGTAGAAGTGCTATCTTACCATAACTATTAACCCGGCAGAATGCATTATTGACAATTTCTATGTCAATCACAGTCTCCTCCTTCCCCTCGTACCCAACTTTGTAGTTCCATTGTTTATGGGTCTTAGGTTTGTGACCGGACCTACCCTCGATAATGAAAGAATAATATCTCCCTCCTCATCCTTACATTCTTTGACACACTTATCCCTTTTTCGATTCCTATCGATGCAAATAGAAGTAAATAACCAAGCACCCATATAGCTGCACCAGAATATATCTACTTTCTCTATGTCTTCACAGGCAGGATCACCGCCAAAGACATATTCATTGGCGAACACACAGTATCTTTTTGAGAGGGATATTGTGTTGGATATCCTTTCGAGTTTTCGTAGGTCTGATCTTGCTTTCTGAAATCTTTTGCAATAATAGCAAGTTACCTTCATGTGGCTTCTACCGCTTCCCCGATGGGAAATACAAAACCAGTACGCTCTGCCTTTGTTTTAGCTTCTTTGCAGAACCGGTTCACAATGTATGAAATTGATAGTTTCTCTTTCTCGGACACATCTTCTATCCAGATCAGAAGATCCTTGTCCAGGGTAAGAGAGATTCCCCGTTTGTTTGTGTTATCTACCATGATGATATTCTCCTTTTATTTAAGTTAAATTAATAGCATATTATAGCATGTTATAAGGTACCTGTCAAGTGTAATATAACTCGAATTCCACGTATCTCTCCAAGGTGTTCAACAGGTGTTGTCTATCACCGGCTGCTGCCTCTTTTATTATATCGGCTATTTTGTCCTCATCTACCCCTTGTTTTCGTAGTGCTTTCTTTGCAGCACCAAGGAGATAGAATGAGTTACCAGTAGGCCCACCTTCCTCGTACATTACTTTTGGTTTCATTGATTAAGGCCTCCTTTCATCATCATCATCATCCTTTTGAGAGGGTTTGAGATGATACATCTCACTAAAATCCATTGTTTTACCGGATTGAATAGATCCTCTCAGGCGTATAAGTGTTTTGTTCAGTTTTTCTATATCCTTGTTTTTGTCTGCAATTATACCACGCAATGTTTTCGTTTCATTTGTATGCCCGGTTTGTTGACTTGATACTTCGTTTGCCAAGTTCTGGCATTGTCTTTGCTCTGTGGTCATTTTATCAAATACACCTTTCCCGATTTGTGCATAAGTCAATCTGCTTACATCAGGAAGATTATTTATTGTGCGGTTTACCAAATCTGGCTCTGCTCCTAGGTATTCTAATACTTCTTTTAAATCATAAAGATCATGTGGTAGATCCACAAGTTGGGAACTGACTGCCGGCTTGGGCTTCTCAAAAGGTAATGATGTTTGTTGTTTAGGAATATCGGACTTAAACTTGTCTTGGTTCAATGAATAGAGTTGGGCTCCGTTTCTACTTGAGTCCTTCATTTTAATGACAAAACCCTTCTTTGTGATGGCGCTGTGGAACCCTGACCAGAATTGTTGCTTTGTTAAATCAGGGATTAAAGTAAGTACTTCATCATAGATATCCTCTGATGTGAATAGTGGCTTAGGTTCTGTCCTTATTGTTTCAAGCAATGCATTTCTTAGTGATCCATGTTTTCTTCTCATTACTGTCCTCCTTTTTGTAATTATGAGTTTAGTCCCTCTGATACTAATTGTGTTGTTCTTTCCCCTCATGTTGCGTTGTGTTTTGAATGTGTAGGCAATATCATCACCAGGTATGCACTTTTTAACGAATGCTTTTATCGTTATGCATATTGATGGTTTTCCACTCCGTATTTTAAGTGTGGTAGTTATACCATGTCTTTCAAAGAAGCTTTCTAAATCCCAGTCATTGTCTACTGGAAGGTGAAATGTCTTTCCTCTGAAATATGGTACTGTTCCATGTACTGTAAATGATGCCATATTATCTTCCTTGTAGGTTATTTGGTAAACCAATTCCCTCAAAGTTGCGATTACCCCCCGAAAGAGCTTTTATTTCAGCATTGACAGCTTTTTGGTAATCCGGGTGGGCCATTTCTTTGTCTTCGCAATCATCACATATCATTTGAGTGTTGAATCGGGACATAATAATGGTGAAACACTCTAACTTGCAACGATCACACTTAGGCATATTATCACCTCCTCTTCTCTGAAAGTCTATCACATATATTAAGGTTATCCACGCTCGATACATCGTATGATCTTTCATCATAAAAATGATATGTACGAACGGGTCTCCAGTCCATCAAAGATACCCTGATATGTGAAAGCTGCACTACAATTATAAACAGTAAAAATATAATACCCGAGAGTAGTATTTTCATCCCCACCATCCTTTATTTTCTTCTCGTTTCATCCGTTTAATTTCATAATAAGCCCAGCAATTGTGAAAACCACCCGATTTCTTCCAATGTCCATATCTTCTCATAAGTTTGACATACTCTGGGTGATTTATTATATCGATGTTTGCCCAAATATCATGCCATATAGTATCGAATCGTAACTTCTTGGGATGATAATCAAAGGCACTTATCTCATTAATTATTAAGGATTTCTTGGGAGAGAATTGTTTGAACAGTTGAGGAGCTACAAGTTTGATAATATCAGGATTGATTTCATTTACCACTACAAGATCAACTTCCTCTTTTAATAAACAAGCAACTACCACAACACCAAGCCCTAACCCATTGATTAATACATTACCCTTTGCTTCATGATACATGTCATAATGGTCTCTTAGTTCAGCAGGGGTGTCTGACATCCATAGACACATATTTTCTTTGTCTATCAGTTTAGTATATTCACCAGGATTAACTGTTCTATTATGTCCATTGAACATTTGTCTCATGTTAAAGAAATCAGAATCCTTTTTACTGACGGTGAATTTTATAACTTCGCATTTGCCTGATGCTCCCTCATTAATGGTTGATTTAGGTATCATATTACTCTCCTTGCGTCTGCAAGTTGTTTACATGCTTCTTTCAAAGCTGGGTGAGCGTGTTCCGCTATCTTTTCTGCAATAGCTATGAAGTCCTTATTAAATTCGGGACTATTATATGGGTGCCCTGCCGCTTCATCGTGAATCCGATCACCAAGCAAATCACGTAAGGTATCAATATCATTATATAAATGATCTGCATACGCATCCGTTAAGCAACTACCATGAATACTTTTACCACTTGTATTTAACCATTTTCTGTACTCATCTGTACCACCTAAACAGGCAGCACCGTGGGCACAATCTCCCATAGCCTCTTGCAACCATGAATCAAGTTCACTTGCAATTTTCTCAATCTGTTCCTGTTCCATTTCTTACCTCCCTTCATTATAAAACTTTTCCCATTTCTTAGATTCCCCGGGTTTACAAGTAGTATGATGTTTTATGTCCTCAGGCTTATCTGCATGAGCACCACAATTATTGCATTGATATATATCTAAATAATCCCCTTCAACCAAATGAGTAATTTCATCCATATTTTCTCCTTATATCATCATTTGATGCATTACATGACATGGACTGTAGTGTAACCAACTTGGTGGAACACCAGTTAATATAACAGACTCCCTATTTATCGATTCTATAGTTTTTCTTGCTATTTCGAGTACACCGGGAAGTGCAAAGTCAAATATCTCCCCGTACTTTTCTACCCATGCATGAAACATGTAAGGTGGTTTGTAATCAAAACCATATGAGTATTCTCCTATTTCATCGAACACATCAAATGCGCCTAAAACAACAATCCCACCGAACACTCTTTGCACAATCCCTGCTTTGTCTATGCAATTCCAATAAGGGTTTAACCCTTTGAATTTCTTGAGAATTTCTCGCCGATTCCCTGATGACATGCTGTTTCCGATGACTGGGTAATCTTCATCTCCTGTCATCTCCTCAGGAGCTTCATCTGTAATAGAGGCATATTTAATTGTCTCCACTTTCATTCAGTACCTCCTCTACCTTGAAGTTATTTTTACCCGATAGAAAGAACTTTCGTACATAAGATGTGGTCTTGCCTAAATCCTTTGCTATTTTTGAACATGTTATCATCATAGCACTACCCGGAGAAGTTGCATGAAAGTGTTCTTCATAGATTTCTCCGTGCCAGTTTACTCGTATCTTGTACAACTTCTTGTTCATAGTCTTACCTCCTTTTTATGTTTGCTTCTTAGTTCTGCACACCCTTATCCGGACACTCATTGCATCCGGCAACGGAGGTAAGAAGTGTTGATTGTACTTAAAGGATGTGCAGATTTAAACAGCAAACTAAGGTAACTCCTTATATTAAAACATTATATCTTTATAACAAATTTCACATAATCCAGTGCTTTTATAGTTTGTCAAACTATAAATAGATATGCCTGTTGGATGTACTTCTTCCCTGCAATTTATACAGATGTGTTGATGTACCGCCCGGGCTCTGGTCATTCCCCACATATCCATTGAGCATTCATCTGCCGCTGTTCTGAAAACGTTTCTTCCTGCCATGTTGCCGGTCTCCCTTTTTAGTGGTTTGTCCTCGCCTCGTTTTGCCCATGGTTCTAAGTGAAGGTTGTCCGGTTTGAGTTGCAGAGGTAGTGTCCGTTCCTCGAACAGGCCAAAAGAAAAAGCCGGCTCAGATATTTGATTTATTCTGAACCGGCTTCTTCATATCTTCCTCCCTTAAATGCTGTTTTATGCTCTATCATCTTATAATAGAGCATAAAACAGATCCTCAAGGATGTCAAGGTTTTATTTGATATCCTTTATTCCTTTACCATGCACCCTAATACTTACATGACCATTTCCCCAGGAGCGGAGCTTCATCTCCAATTTGCCCATCTTATTCAGTTCCTGTTCAATCAGAACTGCCATAAATGCATCTCCGTCGTATGTTGAATCTGGGAAATGGAAATCCTCTTCATTGTAGGTGATAATGATCTCACTCTCCATTGTGAATCGTTTCATGCTTCCTCCTTAGAAGTAATCAGGTTCTTTTAGCTCAGGGTTATGAAGTAATCAGGGTCCTCAAGATAGAACCTTGCTAAAGTTCTCATTGTTTTTAACTCAGGGTTATTGAGTTCATCCGCCCCTGTCCAATACAGAGAGGCCTTTATTATTACCTCACACACATTCTTGAAATCCATATCATGCTTGTTTAATAGGCTAATTGTATCTATTAAGGCTTCCGTGTGTCCCATATCCTACCTCCTTTGTTTGTGGCATAAGTACCACCAGATGGACACCTTTCGATGCCCATCAAGTGTGACTTATACTAAAACTCCATATGCTCTGCTAAATCTTTATCAACCAGAAAAGAAGCATCAACATAGTGTGTTTCAGTGGGCAAGGGGAAATCATCATCCTCTGCTATTTCAATTGCTGCCTCGAGTGTTTCTGCCTTGATTTTTGCTACAGCATACACTTCCCATGAACAGGGTATTTTCCATGTCTTCATACATCACCTCCTAATGGTGAGTGGACACACGCCCATTTTGAACACAAATAGCACCAGCATAACACCACTGGGATGTGTTCTGGCCATGCCAGTTTATGTTTCTTGGGTCATTTTCTATATAAAGATCATTGACCCAGAACTCGGCAATAGATTGTGAGCCAGCCTGTCTCCATGAACCCATGTTATGAGATGGTTTCCCAATATCTAAACCATACATATTAAGGAGACTCACCTCACGAAGGTAGTGACCAAGCAATTGGTCTCTTACACTTCGACCATCATGGCTCCCATCCAGTTGTTCTTCTGGAAGATCCTTGAGCAGGTAATCAAAGTAAATTACATGCCCAGCTTCAAGATCATGTATCATGTGGTTAGACAAGGGCTGCCCAATATCAAGCCATTCATACGGTAGTGCAGTAATTCTGAAATCATCAGGCATCCAACGGATAACATGTTCCCAGACTTCATGTAATTTAAGCGGAGTAGTCAGCATGATAAGATTAACCACACCTAGGACTACACCCTTTGCCATGTCTTCTGATGCTTTACTACCAGGGGACAGAAGCGATAAACTCTCCACTAAGTCTTGCATTTTCATATCTTACCTCCTTTGTATGGAGCATGATTGCTCCCAGTTAGACTTGTACACTAAATGCCGACTGCACAAGTCTAACAAGCAGTTATCTCCTCCCTTCAATTACTTTCCAACCGAATGACTCCCATCTTGCAGGCGTTATATCAAGCCTTGGTTCATGTGTTCTCAATTGAATGATAGGTAATTCGGTTATTCTTTCTCCCCTAAGTGTTGATGCTATTTTAACAGCATCATCCGAATTTGCTGGGGTACAACAATCATACCTAAGCATGTCTAAAGGGAAAGAACCAAACATTTTACTTTTTGCCTGTACTTGAAACAACATGTTATATCTCCTCTTTTTGATAGTGGGCAACAAAGAACTCCGATAAAGCCAAGCACATGATTCTAAACAAAGCCCTGTGCTTCATACCAACAGGTGGCAATAGCCCTTCCAGATCACTGAATGCCTGATTTACCTCATCAAGCTGATTGTTGAACAAAGCCTCTTCCATCAAATCTTCTTGGTCACTCATTTCTTCCTTCCAATCTGCCAAGAAAGCTTCGTTATCGGCATCGTACTGTTCCCACAGCTTGATTTTGGCGAAGTCATGCAAGGCGTCCATATCCCAACCATCTAAAACATGGTTTACCAACTTTTCAATGTTAACCTCTGTTTTATCTACCATATCTTACCTCCTTTGTTGTCTTGCCAGAATAGACAAGCAACAACCTGTAAACACCTCACGCTTACAGGTTGTAACTCCTTTATTCGTTCTTTAGGATGAAATCACCATTGTCTAACTCAATGGACAAAACCTTTCCCCGGTTAGCAATCGAAGACATAGCTTCAATTTCTATCTCGGTGCATTCTGCATGGTATGGGTACTTCTGATAGAAGGATGTAATGTCTTCCTTCAATGCTTTTTGAACACCAGGCCACTGCATTAACCAATCTCTACTGAAGTACAGCATAGGTTTTGTCATAACTATCCCTCCGATTTTCTCGCCGATCTTTGTAGAACCTGTTCGTAGTTATGAAAAACCCTGGCCACTTCTTCACCCTTTGTCACTCGAACCATGTCAGATTCAACATTGTGAGTGAGGAATTGAGTGTAGATACCATACATATCATAAAGGTTAACTTTACCACCAGCTAACCAATCTGATACTTTATCACCTGTGCCTGTCTCAGGTAATGCCAGTATTTCTTCATTGTGACGAGAACCGAAGGGCAATGCTGCCATGATAACTTCAGCATCAGCCGATGCCAACTGCACATCAACCCAGTTCTTCCAGATGTCAGTCTGTTCCGCAAAATCATTCATGCCCTCGATAACACCTTTGATCTCGAAGTCAATGTCCAAGTTCTGTCGGTGTTTCTTTGAGGCACTCTGATTGATCTTGAAAGCTACCATGCCATTTGCACATACCAGCTCCATTGCACCAAACCAACGTGAGAACTCAAGGGTAAGATCATTTGAGTTGCGAACACCTGCTTTTGGTGTCAGCGGTCTCCCTGGTTTCAACTCTTCCTTACATTCAGGGAAGTCTGCTGTGATGTAGCACCGTCGGCCGCCGTTGATAAGCTCTACGGATATATCACACTGGCCATATACCTTGATGTCTTCCGATTCCATTGCCTTTTCGAACAGGTGCAATGCAACCTCATGCCTAACCAGTTGATATTCCTTTGAGCACGGCTTCCATGCTTCATCCACGAACTCATCGGTTTCGAAACCCGCTTCATTGAACACGGGCACTCTTCCGATGATAACACTCCAGTCATCCACTTGCTGCTTTCCCATTCTCCCATACCACATAGGGGAGCGGAAAACATCTGGGAAACCTATGTCCGGGTGTTCTTCTCTAACCTGGGTAATGATGTCAATCTCCTGTTCTGCTGTAAACATATCTTACCTCCTTTGTATAGAGTAACCATTGTGATTACTCCCAGTGACACTTACTTCCCAGTAAGTATCACAAGTAGGAATCACTAATTGAGTGTACTTGTTGCTGCCCCTCCTCCTACACCCGTTCGCAGAGCGACTTTACCACCATCTTTATACCCCTTGCTGCGGGCATTCCAATCAGTAGTCCTACGTGAGGCAACTGATTTTGTGTGTGGGTAAAGCTCCTTGAACTTGGACTTTGCTGCATCCTTCTTCAAAACCATTACAGCTTTTGTGTCAGAAGGAAGAGAGTCATCCACTTTCTTGAACATCTCCTTCAATCGCTCACCGACACGTAGTACAACACCAGCTCCGTAAGAGTCTTTCTCAACCACTTTTCGAAAGTTACACCTACGAATCATGCCAGCGATAGTGAATTGCAGATACCCAAAGAAATACTTGCAGTTTTCAACATCGGTGGGATGTCCGATGAAAGCTCCTCTATCCCATGACATCGATCTGTATGTACCAGGTTTGTATGAATTGAGCAGGATACATTCACAGTCAAATGGTTTGCTTACTGCCATGAGAAGGCTGCGTTCCCATTTCTGATTAGTGTCGCCGTAAGTGAACTTCACCTTATCCTCAACGACAGCTTCTTCAGCCTGTTCTTTGGTTCGCATGACTTCCGCAATCGCTATCTTTTCTTTGGTCATGATGGCGGTTGCTTTGACCATTGCGTTATGGGCTTCTTCAGGCGGGGTACGTTCATCCATAGCCATTTGAATCAGCTTAGTAACCAGGTCAAATTTCTTGCTCTTGCCATTAGCTTCACTCATATCTTACCTCCTTTGTTGTGTTGTCGGAGTAATTACTCCCAGTGACACTCACTTCCCAGTGAGTATCACAAGCAGGAATCACATTCTTTTAAATCCTACAGAGTCAACCTGATACAGCTTGTGTGGATACTGCATCACACAATCACCAACTGACATGGATGTGTGATATAATCCAAGACCTCGAATCAACTCACTTGCTTCACCCTCTGGGCTCCACACTTCAGCTTGCATGATGTAAAACACATGCTCCAAATCACGGGCTCTGAGTATGAGAACCACTTTATGGGTTCTATTCAAGTTCCCCTTTGATACTTCCTTATCAAGGAAGAATGTCGGGTTCATTGCATAGAATACAATATGCGGAATAAGACCCTCTATTCCTTGATTCATGCGACGGATGAAACTTTGACGTTCCATTCTTGTCTGCATCCAGGCACGTGAGATTTTCACCGCTTCTGCTAATTGATTCATATCTTACCTCCTTTGTTGTGTTGGCGGAGTAAACACTCCCAGCTATGCTTATTGAGCTATACATAAGCATAGCAAGCATTATTTACTACAGGCAGAACACGGCTACCGTGAGGAGATACATCAAGGAAAGCAATACTACGCAAGATATAAATTCAACAGCCCTGTCGAACCAACCTATTTTGTTCCCTTGTTGCCATTTCTTAAGGAGTTCTTTGTTAAACATGTCTGAGTCCTCCTAAGGAGATGATTGATCGAGCAACCCGAATAGATTCTTCGGCTTGAGCATCCATACTTTCGTTCTCGAAGTTTTCTCGTCCTTCTTTGAGGGTGTTGTAACAGAACAATACCACCCTCTTAAAGAAACAGTATGAGATGTCATGTTTGGCACACAGCTCCAAGTTTGTCATATCTTACCTCCTATGTGTATGTTTGATGAGATGAAATCCCATCCTACAACACACTCTTTCGAATGTGCTGTAGGATGGAGCAGAAAGTCTCCTTAAACTCTCTGCTCCCGTTCATTACTACGCAGCCTTCTTATTGCTCTTGATCATTCCGCATGTTACTTTTGCGTCCTTATCAAGATCAAAGATGGCCATGATCACATTGCCAGTGCGAAGACCGATCTTCAGGTCTTTCTCAATGTGAGCCTTCACACGGTTGACTGTACAAGTTCCCTCAATCTCTGAGGTGATGAGATCAGCAATCTCCTTGTAAGTCATAGGCCCAGACAGGATGGCTGCATCGATACGACCGCTGACAGCTTTAGCCTGATGGCCAAAGATTGTCATTCCAGCTCCCTTCTCTTTAGGAGCTTTCTTCGCAGGTTTCGACACCTCCGAACATGCTTCGAACATTGCCTTGTGTGCTTTACGGCATGTGTCGTTGCACCCGGCGTCTTTCAGATCCTGGATACCGAAGCTGGGACATTCTCTCTTGTACTTCTCCGTTACCGCTGCGATCTCCTCCGCTGTCAAAGGAACTTTCTCCTTTTCCTTCGCTGCGGGCTTCGCTGCAGGCTTCGGAGTGGGCTTCGCTGCGGGCTTCGCAGTGGGCTTTCCCGATTCCTTCAGCTCATGATTCAGCAGTTCCTGAAGAACCTTGATTCCAACCTTCTTGTTGAAGGACACACCCAGTTCTGTCAACTGAGCCACGATCTCCGCCTTTGTCAATTCTTTCTTAGACATAACTTACCTCCTAATATTGTGAGTTTGAAGCTACCATTGTGATAACTCCCAGTGATGCTCACCGCCAAGTAAGCATCACAAGCAGGTATCAGAACTCATTCCAATCAATGGGATAAGCCCTCTTAATCGGTTCGTCTTTCATATCCTCTTTCTTGAGGATAAATACTTGCTGACTAACCACAAAGAATGGGTTTCCCTGAAGATCGCTCCACGATGTGTGCGTTTCTTCTTCCCATTGTTCTTCGTTGTCCCAACCAGCTGCTCTCAACCAGCGGTAAAAACTGTCCCACTTAGTGAAATACACATAATCATCTCCACTGTCAGTCCATACGTTGCAGGAATCAGTAAGTTCCTTGACATTAATAGTTCCCAGTATGAATTCCATATCTCTTGCTCCTTCAGCAAGCATCATTCCACTTCCGACACATACGAGACCGTGTTTTCTCATTATTACCGCTAAATCGGCTTCGAAATTGAGATTGAGACCACCATTTGCAGCATAATATACTACATCAACCTTTTTCATATTCTTACCTCCTATTTATGAGTTTACATCTTGAAACCAACCAACGATGTGCTGATTAGCTTCAAGAAGTGGTGGGACAATGACAGCTATGAACATTGTCCCACCGATCGAAAGTGAGCATTAGAACACGGACTCAGACCACCGCTTTTTCCATGTTCTACTAATCGTTGCGGTGGAATTTCTCAGGTAATGACGATCAAAGTATTTTCCATCTTCGTCTTCGTCATTGTACGTTTCGTGGAGTTTGAACAAGTCCTTGATCTTCTGATGATGAGGAACTCTGATCTTGACTCGTCTTGGTGGTCGCTTCTCTTTCATATCACCTCCATTAAGTACAAGAAATTATCATCTAAACAGCACGGACAGACACTGGGATGCGTGTAATCTTTAGTCACACCCCATACCTCATTGCACACTATGCAATGTAAAACCCTGGTACATATCATTTCTTTGGGAAAATGATACCATTTAGGCTCCAGTACTGACATTTTCTTACCTCCTATGTATGTGAAGGAGTATTCCTTCTCTCTATCCACCAACAAGTGATGAATACAGAGAAGGAGGTACACACTTACGCATGTACCAACCTTCTGTCTTAACTCACACAAAGGTAGGTAAGTAAGATATGCTTCGTGGGTTATCCTCTTAGAGTTACCTCCACTGATCATCGTTACTTAAAGCAACGTGTACCGGGGTAGCGATTGTATTTGAATGCAGGGTCAAGTCCATACCGACTTACCTTCCAGTACATTGTATCTTGATCTTGAGATACGTCATAAGCAACGACTACGGTAGGTTCAATGCTTCCTCTCTGAGGATTCTTTAATGGAGTTTTCGTGTCCTCCCGAGTTTCTCGATTTTCTCGTCAATATGTAAGAGCCGCCTTTAAGAGTTCATCTTGTCGATGCCTCCGGCCTATCTGTTCCCTTCAACGTTTACGCTTTTCGAAGACCACTCATTTAGTTCCACCAGCGATTGACTTTTCTTAATGGAATGTGCGTTCCTCCGAGAGCTATACAGATTTGAGAAAACCACTTAATTAAAGTTGACCACTCAGAGTCTTGTTATCTGAGGAATGTTGCTTAATCAATTTTCAAAGAGCGAGGTGGGATACTCATACTCTCTATTTGAGAGTATGCTGTAGCATAGCATGAACCAGTATACCGTGTCAACACTTTTCTTTGGCATACCTAAAATAGTTATGAAGCGGATTCATTAAGTGAATCACCGTCTAAAAGGTACCCAATGTATGTACCGGCATAGCTGTTAATATGCCTAGGTGCTTACTGAGATAGCGGACGTTAGAAGATAATAGCGAAGGGCTTGATCAGATATACATATAAAGGTGGGAGTAAGGGGAATAGCTGCTCCACCTTTGTTCATTCTCTATGACCGGCATTTTGCCGGATTACGGGAAACCTATATTGATGACAACGAAGGTCCTAAGGTTCAGTAATATGCCGGTATACCATCCGAGGCGGCTGGAGCGTTGGCTGAATGGGGTTTATTAAATAAATGAAATTCAACGAATAAATGATAATTATTAACTGAATCAGCTTCAGCGAATGAATGATGATTATAAAATGAATATTCAAAATAAAATGAATGATAATCAGCGAATATTGAAAATTCATAAACTGAATGATCTTCAGAAGATAAATGTCGATTATAAAATGAATCCACGAAATTTAATGAATGTGCTTCAGTTTATATTGCCGGAATCATTAAATAAATGAAATTCACGGAATAAACGAGATTCAGCAAATAAATCGGGATTATTTAATAAATTTGATTTAGTGACTGAATGAGATTCATTAAATAAATCAGTCTTTACTTTTTGTTTTGCTATTCATGTTTTATAAGCAAGCTATAATAACTGAATTACTCTTTACTAATTGAAATCACTATTAAATAACTGAATGATATTCATTTTTACTATCTAAAAAATGCTGATAATCAGATTATCAGCATTTTAGTAACGCTCAAATTATACATCTTGCAAATAACGCTCAATTTTTAGTAAGTCATAAAAGATTTGTTCAGCATGTAAAGACAAGAACAATTCTTTATCTTTAAGTAAGTATTCAATAGTTGTTAGACTGTCAAGACATCTTGCAATTAGCATTTCTTTATTTGACATAATAACTCACTTTCGATTTAATCACTTATCTGTAATGCTGTTTTGATTAGTATTTTAGTTAATGCTGTTAAATGCTTTTACTTAGCATAAAGACGTTTAACGTTTATGTAATATTTCTTATCAGCATTTTTCTTGTTGATAGTTATTACATTAGCTTTCAAGTCAATGCGCGATTTCTTGTCTGTACACGTTAAGTCTATAGCTATATGCTGTTCAACTCTTTTAGCTGTTGTATGCGCTATACGTGCAATCTGTTGAGCTGTTTTAGCTTGACTCTTATCAGTAACGAATAAAGACAAGTCAATATCTGCACTGATACAAGAAAGTCTATGATTAAAACATGTTTTTTTATCGTTCACTATAAGCTTTCTATTTTGATTGACGATTGCATTAATTCGTTCGATTTCGTTCTT